ATTCCGGTACGATGAAAATGCAATGCTGGAGATCAACTTTCAGAACGCACGCTGCACCGAGGACACTAACCTGAACAAATACGTCAACAAGAAGAAATCCTCCGGCAAGGTGGATATGGTGGTCGCTCTGCTGAATGCCACCTATCTGATCGAGCAAGATATGCTGTTCGGCAGCGAGGATTTCATTGCACAGACATAAGGAGGACAAGCAAATGGGACTGCTGAAACGCTTTCGGCGCCAGGAGATTCGCGCCGACCCGGACGAAACCATGTTTGAAGATGCGCTGCTGACCGCACTGCTCGGCAGCGGCAAAGCAACCAAGCAGATGGCTTTACAGGTGCCGACGGTCAGCGGAGGTATCGACCTGATCGCCAACGTGGTAGCCGGTACGCCGGTAAAGCTCTACCGGGAGGAAAACGGCAAAGCGATTGAGGTGCCGAACGACCCTCGGGTGCGCCTGCTGAACGACGAAACCGGCGATACGCTGAACGCGAATGAGTTCTGGCACGCGATGATTCGCGATTATTACACCGGTAAAGGCGGCTATGCCTACATCAACCGCGTGCGCGGAGAAATTCGCAGTCTGCATTATGTGGATGAGAGCCGCGTAGCAGTGAACCGCAACACAGATGCCATCTTCAAGGACTTTGACCTGCTGGTAGATGGCACGGTCTATCGTCCGTTCGATTTTCTCAAGCTGCTGCGCAACACAAAAGACGGTGCGGTCGGTGTGCCCATCACCGAGGAGAACGCCAAGCTGATCGAGGTTGCGTATCAGTCGCTGTGCTTTGAGCTGTATCTCGTCAAAAAGGGTGGCAACAAAAAGGGCTTCCTCCAGAGTGAGAAACGCCTCGATAAAGCCTCAATGGATGAACTCAAGCAGGCATTCGCCAATCTGTACAGCAACAGCAGCGACAATGTAGTTATTCTCAACAACGGTATCCGCTTTCAGGAGAGCAGCAACACCTCGGTCGAGATGCAGCTTAACGAAAACAAGCAGTCCAACGCAGAGGAGTTTGCGAAGATCTTTCATATCTCTACCGCCGAGATGGGCGGCACGGCCGGCGATACGGCAAGCCTTGCCAAGCTGGCGGCAATCCCTCTGATGAAAGTCATCGAGTGTGCGCTCAACCGCGATCTGCTGCTGGAGAAAGAGAAAGGCTCGCTGTACTGGGCGTTCGATACTAAGGAACTGCTCAAGGGCAGCATGAAAGAACGGTTTGATGCCTACAAGACCGCACTTGATGCCAACTTCATGCAGGTGGACGAGGTTCGCTTTGCAGAGGACATGGAGCCGCTCGGTCTGACATGGATCAAGCTGGGCTTGCAGGACGTTCTCTACGACCCCAAAACCAATACTATCTACACGCCGAATACCAATCAGATGCAGCGCATGACAGAACAAACGCTGCAGGTACCGCAGGAAGGAGGTGAAACGCTATGAAAATCGAAATTCGCGCAGACGGCGCCCATATCTCCGGTTATGTGAATGTTACCGGAAAACGCAGCCGCCCGGTCATCACGCCGCACGGCAAGGTCATCGAGGAGATCGAGCCGCGCGCGTTTGAACAGGCGATCGGCAGAGCGGGCAACATCACGGTGACGGTCGATCACGACAACAGTCATGTGTACGCCAGCACGGACGACGGCACACTCAAGCTGTTCGAGGACGACATTGGTCTGCACGCCGACGTGCTTGTGACCGATGAAACGCTCATCGAGCTTGCGAAAAAGGGCAAGGTCAAGGGCTGGAGCTTCGGCATGTACAACGTGCAGGACGATATTGAGCCGCGTGCCGACGACTTGCCGCTGCGAAAGGTCAAATCGCTCGATCTGGACCATTTGACGTTGGTTGTTCGCAAAACGCCGGTGTACTCCGCAACCTCGGTCGAGGTCCGCGCCGATACGCAGGTCGAGATTGAAACGCGCACGATTGAAACGCCGCTGCAGGTCGAGCAGATCACCCCGAAATATGACAACACCGCCTATCGCAAGCGTGTGCAGGCGGTAACGAGAAAGGAAGGAACCTAAATGACCAATCTGAAAGCACTGATGGAGCGCCGCGAGGAGCTGCGTCAGAACATGGAAACCCTTGTCAGCACGGCGGATACCGAGTGCCGCGCCATGACCGAGGAGGAAGCCGCACAGTTCGACGCGGCAGAGAACGAGCTGCGCGCCATTGATGCAACCATCGAGCGTGAGGAGCGTACTCGCGGCGTGTCCAATCTGCCTGCACCGACTGCTGCGGAGGAACGTGCTGCCGCAGAGGAGAGCGCCTTTGTCGATTATGTGCTCGGCCGCGCACCCGAACTGCGTGCCGGTGAACAGAATCTGACCATGGCAAACAACGGCGCGATTATTCCAACCAGTATTGCGGACCGCATCGTAACTGCTGTGCGCGACCGCTGCCCGATCCTGTCCGGCGCGACTATCTACCGCGTGAACGGTACTCTCAAGGTGCCGGTATGGGGCAAGGCGAACACCACGCATGACATTGCCGTCGGCTACCAGACCGAGTTTACCGAGCTGACCGCTGATTCCGGTAAGTTTACCTCGGTCGATCTGAACGGCTATCTGGCCGGTGCGCTGACCCTGATCGGCAACAGCGTGGAGAACAACAGCGTGTTCAATGTCACCGACTTCATCATCAACCAGATGGCAGAGGAGATCGCACTGTTCCTTGAAAAGGAGCTGCTGAACGGCACCTCCGGCAAGGCGACCGGCGCACTCTCTACGCCGACTGTTGTCACTGCGGCATCGGCAACGGCTATCACTGCCGATGAGCTGATCGAGCTGCAGGCACAGGTCAAGCAGGTCTATCAGGCGAATGCCTGCTGGACGATGGCACCCGAAACCTTTACTTCGCTCAAGAAGCTCAAGGATTCCAACGGTCGTTATCTGCTGCAGGACGATGTAACCGGTGAGTTCCCGTACCGTCTGCTCGGCAAGCCGGTGTATCTGTCCGACAATATGCCGAAGCTGGCGGCAGGTGCAAGCGCTGTACTGTATGGCGATTACAGCGGCCTGTCGGTCAACCTGCGTGAGGACATCTCCATTCAGGTGCTGCGTGAGAAGTACGCGACCCAGCACGCCATCGGCGTTGTGGCATGGTTCGAGTTCGACAGCAAGGTAACGGACAGCCAGAAACTGGCCGTGCTCAATATGAAATCTGCGTAACGGAAAGGATGACAGCGCATGAAACTGAGCGAGATCACGATAGGGACCGCCGCTGGCTATCTGCGTTTGGAGGACGGCGAGTATGACGAAAATCTGCTCACCGCCGTCATGCAGGCTGCGCGGTCGTATATCGAACACTATACCGGGCTTTCAGCGACAGAACTGGACAGGTACGAGGATGTTTCCATTGCGTTCCTTGTGCTGTGCCAGGATCTTTATGATAACCGCACGATGTATCCGGATACCCGCTATGCGGCCAATGCGAACCGCGTAGTAAGCAGCATTCTGGACCTGCACGCGAGGAATCTGCTATGAATATCAATCCCGGAGAACTGAAGCATCGTATTCAGATCATTCACCGTGACCGTACAGCGGATGCAGACGGTTATGACACCATCACGGAAACGGTGGTGCATACCTGCTCGGCTAAGCTGACACAGATCAGCGGTACTGAGCTGGTACAGGCGAATGCGGATTTTGCACGGACAAAGGTGCGGTTTCTCATTCGGCACACGGCAAAGTCCATTGACCGGAAGATGCTTGTGCGGTACGCCGGAACAGATTACGAGATTGTGTATCTTAACCGTTACGGCGATACGCGAGAGTATATGGAAATCTGGTGCGAACGGCTGACGCAGGAGGGATAGCATGAGCATGAACAATAAAATCCGAGCAGCGGTGCTGCCGGTGGTTTCTGTATGCGTTCCTGACCTGTACACAGGCGAGAAAACGACCTACTGCACGTTTCAGTACACCGAACTGCCGCAGGCGTTCAGCGATGACGCGCCGCAGGCGGCAGTTTATCTAGTGCAGGTACATTTGTTCGCGCCGCGCGGCGAGAATACGCTGAAAACGCGCCGTCTGCTGCGGAACGCACTGCTTGCCGCCGATTTTACCGCACCGCAGGTTGAGAATGCCTCGGACAGCACCGGTCAGCACTACATTTTCGAGTGTGAGTACGCAGGAGGCTGGAACGATGGGGATTAGCATGAACGGTTTTGATGAGCTGATCATCGCGTTTGATGAGCTTTCCGAGATGCCGGACAGCGTACTGGACGGTATGCTGGAGGCAGGTGCAAAGGTCGTGGAGCGCGTGACTAGGGAAACCGGCGAAAGCTACGGCGTACATCGTACCGGCGTTACGCTCGGCGCGATCGGACACGATGCACCGCGCAAGACGGCAGACGGCAAGGCTGTGTATATCTATCCGAAAGGCAGCACCGCGAATGGTCCGAACAAGACCAAACGCAATGCCGAGGTCGCTTATATCAACGAATACGGCAAGAAGAACCAGCCGCCGCGCCCGTTCATGCGCGACGGTGCAGAACGTGCCGCCGGAGAGGCGGTACAGCAGGAAGAACAGAAATTCAACGACTATCTAACGTCCAAGGGACTGTAAGGAGGAAAAAACTATGGCACAGTTTGGAGCAAAATGCCCGATGTTCGCCCCGTTCAAGACCGAACCGGCGGCAGCACTGCCGACCTATGACACGGCAGTGACCGTTGGCGCACTGGTCAGCGCAAACCTGACCGTCAACCTCGCCAGCGGCGAGCTGTACGCGGATGATGCGCTCAAAGAGCAGCTTTCCGAGTTTGCTTCCGGTACGGTAGCGCTGGAAACCGATGATATGACCGACGCGGTAGCAAAGGTGATCTACGGCGCGACCGGCGATTCCGGCAGCACGGGTGAGCTGAAATTCAATAAGGGCGATACCGCGCCGTACGGCGGCTTCGGCTACTATAAGGTGCTCATGCGCGACGGCCAGAAGGTGTATAAGGGCTGTTTCTATCCCAAGGTACGCGCGGCGCTCGGCAACGACAATGCGGCAACCCGTGGCAACAGCATTACCTTTGGCACCACGCCGACCACGCTGACCGTGTTCGCGTGCAATACCGGCGACTGGCGTATCACCAAGGAGTTTACCGGTGACGGCGCCGAGGCGAGTGCGCTTGCATGGCTGAAGGAAAAGCTGGCTGTTGCCGGCGGCTGATAAATGCGAAAAAGGGACTGACGAAACTGCTCAGTCCCTTTCCATTTCGGAGGAAATGATATGAATGAGGTAAAAACGACCGTGTGCGGCACGGAATATCACCTGCTGTTCAACGGCTATGCGATGTTTGCTGCGCAGGATATGTTCGAGAACCGTCAGCTTGGCGAGATTGTACAGGACAATACCGCGGAGGGCTTTGTCAATCTGTGCCGCGTGTTCTGCCTGCTTGCGGAACAGGGAGAGCTGGCTCGACGATATGAGGGCTACGACAGGGGCGAAACGCCGGACGAGGAGCGACTGCGTGCTGCGGTCATGCCCTATGACGTGATTGCTATGCGTCAGTCGGTGCTAGAGGCACTCATGCGCGGCTACAAGCGCGATGTACCGGAGGAGGAAACCGACCTCGGACTGGCTGAACTGCAAAAAAAAAGAACCGCAAAGCGGTCAAAGCAGACTACCTCCGCATCGGAGCCGTGAACGGTCTGGGCGTGAAGGAAACACTGCTGCTGCCGGTCGGCGTGGTGTTCGACCTGTTGGAAAGCTACGCCAGAGCGCACCGTCCGCCCAAGCAGGACATATAAAAACACCGCCCATGACGGACGGTGCTTAGTCGTTTTCTATGATCCTACGGGCTTCATACAGGGTGATACCCTGCTGCTGTGCCAGATCAGCAATAGCAAGGTCACGCGCACGACGGCGCTTTTTGCGGCGGTTTTCACGGATAACGTAACCGACACCACAGGCAAAGCCGATCACAGCCGCGATACCGACCGGAAGATAGATAAAAACAGCACCCATGAAAACCCCTCCTTCATGCTTTCAATATAGCACAGAAGCAGGGGAAAAGCAACGCTTTTGGAGTGAAAAACAATGGCAACACGAAAAATCAGCACGCGGCTTGCCATCGAGGGCGAAAGCGCCTACAAGCAGGCGATCCGCGACTGCAACAATGAAATAAAGACCATGCGCTCCGAGCTGACGCTGGTGCAGAGCAGATATCAGACAAACGCGAACAGCGTAGATGCGCTGAAAGCCAAGTATCAGGCGTTCGGTCAGGCACTGGAGGCACAGAAAAACAAGGTCGAAACGCTGAAGCAGGCACTGGCGAACGCCCAGAGCGCCCAGCAGAGTCACGCTTCCGCGACGGAGGAATATCGCGCAAGACTGACCGCCGCACAGCAGGAGCTTGACCGGCTGAAAAACAGCACCGGTGATACGGCAGAGGAGCAGGAAAAGCTCCAGAACGAGATAACAGAACTGAGCGCTGCGCTGGAAACCTCCGAGGCAAAGGAACAGGCTGCGGCACGCGGTGTCAGCGAGTGGCAGCGGCAGCTCAACTATGCCGAGAGCGACCTCAATGACCTCAGCGCCGAAGTGCAGCGCAACAAGCAGTATCTGGACGAGGCGGAGCACAGCTACCGCGATACCGCGCACAGTATTGACGAGTTTGGCAACCAGACCAAGGGTACAGCGAATGCCATTGACACGCTGGCATCTTCTTTGGCTGCGGCAGGTGTTGCCGGAGGTCTGCGGACGATTGCCGAGGGGCTGAAAAGCTGCGTTGCGGCATCGGTCGAGTTTGAAAGCGCCATTACTGGTGTGTTCAAAACGGTTGACGGCACAGACGCACAGCTTTCCGCGATTTCGGACGGCATCCGGCAGATGGCAACGGAAATTCCGGCCACTACGACCGAGATATCTGCCGTTGCGGAATCGGCAGGTCAGCTCGGTATTGCGACCGATGATGTGCTGTCGTTTACGCGAACGATGATCGACCTTGGCAACAGTACCAATCTGACCGCCGATGAAGCCGCAAGCGCCTTTGCTAAGTTTGCCAACATCACCGGCACCGCCTCCGAGGACTACGGACGGCTCGGCTCGACGGTCGTTGCGCTCGGCAACAACTTCGCCACCACAGAGGCTGACATCGTGGCGATGTCTACGCGGCTTGCCTCGGCAGGTACGCTTGCCGGACTGAGCGAAAGCGAGATCATGGCGCTTGCCACGGCGATGAGCTCGGTCGGTATTGAAGCCGAGGCAGGCGGCACGGCAATGACGCAGACGCTTTCCGCCATCGAGAGCGCCGCCGCAAAGGGCGGTGACAGCCTGCAGCAGTTTGCCGATGTGGCCGGCGTGTCCGCAACCGAGTTTGCCAAGCTGTGGAGTACTAGCCCGATTACAGCAATCCAGAAGTTTATCGCCGGTCTGGGACAACTGGACGAAAAGGGCGAAAGCGCTGTGCTGGTGCTGGACGAGATGGGACTTTCCGGCGTGCGGCAGAGCAATATGCTCAAAAGCCTTGCACTGGCAAGCGATACCTTGAGCGGCGCGGTCGCGCTGTCCTCGCAGGCGTGGTCGGAGAACACCGCACTCAGCGAAGAAGCCGGAAAACGCTATGCAACGACCGAAAGCCGAATCGAGATGTGCAAAAACGCAGCTGTCGGCTTGCAGGCGGCGATCGGTGATGCGCTGACACCGGCACTCGGCAATCTTGCGGACGCAGGGACCGAGGGCTTTGTCTGGGCGTCGCAGTTCATCGAGCAGAATCCGGCGCTCGTGCAGGCGTTTACCGCTGCGGCTGTGGCGATGGGCGTGGTAACGGCAAGCGTGACCGCCTATACGGTAGGCGTCAAGGCGGCAGAGATCGCAACGACCGCATTCAACGCCATTCTGGACGCAAATCCGATGTATCTGGTCGGCACAGCTGCAGTTGCCGCCATCGCTGCGTTTGCTACGCTGGCGCTGACGGTCGATGATGATACCGAATCGTTCTCTGATATGACCGAGGCGGCACGCAGTGCAAAGGATGCTGTCGCGGAAAGTCAGACCGCCACAGCAGATGCAGCTGCTACGGCTGCGGCCAGTGCCGAAACCGCCTCCGGTTACGTTGCCCGTCTGCGGGAATTGCAGGAGCAGGGCAACGCGACAAGCGAAAGTCAGGCGGAAATGAGCGTGCTGGTCGGCAAGCTGAACGCACTGTATCCGGACCTCAATCTCACTATTGACGAGAATACCGGTTCTTTGAGCGAGAACACGGAAAAACTGCTCGAGAACATCGAAGCCCAGAAACAGGCTGCCATCGACACTGCATTTGATGAGCGCAAGACTGAGCTGCTACAGCAGCAGGCTGATGTTGAGGTGGAACTGGCGACCAATCGTGCGGCGCTCAATGACCTGCGAGAGCAGGAAAACGCGCTGACCGAGGAGAACAACTCTCTGAATGAGCGGAACGCTGAGATTTATGACGAACTGGCGGCCCTCGGCGATGATGACCTCGCACGCCGTGCCGAACTGGAAAGCGAGTTGTACAGCAACAACGAGGCTATCAACGCCAATGCCGAAGCTGCCGCCGATCTGCGCGATCAGCAGCAGACGGTGAACGATGCCATTGATGAGGGAGCCGAAGCCAGCGGCGAACTGTCGGACGAGCTTGACCGGCTGACCGAGGCTATGGAGCAGAACGCAGAAGCCTCTCCGGAGCTCGCGGAGGCAACTGCCGAACTGCCGGAGGAGCTGCAAAAGGCTGCGGCCTCGGCCGAGCAGGCATACGACGCCTATGTGCAGCTTTACAACGAAACGGCAGCCAAGGCGGTCGAAAGCATTGAGAGCCAGATCGGTCAGTGGGAGAAGATGGACAACACGACCAAAACTTCCGCATCGACCGTACAGGCCGCTCTGCAAAGTCAAGTCACTTATATGCAGAACTATGCGGCCAATATGCAGAGCCTGCAGAACCGCAATATCGAGGGCATCGAGCAGCTGGCGGCTGCACTGGCTGACGGATCGACCGAAAGCGCTGCTATTCTGGCCGGTCTTGCCGGTGCGACAGACGCGGAGATCGCACAGATCGTCAAGTCGATGGGCGAAGTGTCCGCCGGTAAGGATGCCATGGCAGATGCCATGGCGGGCGCCGATACCGAGGTACAGGCTGCAATGAACAAGGCAGTACAGGCCGCTAATAAGCGCGACGAGATGTACAGAGCCGGTTCGGATTCTGCGCAGGGCCTTATTAACGGCTTGAATTCCAAGGTAAGAGAAGCCTCGGCGGCAGGCAGCCGCGCTGCGGCGGCTTACATGGCAGCATACAAGGCCGGGATGGATCAGCATTCACCGTCCCGTGCGATGTACCGTGCCGGTCAGGATACTGTACAAGGCCTGATCCTCGGTCTGGCGGCCAAGAGTGCAATGGTCACCTTGCAGGCGCGCAAGGTCGCGCAGCAGATGCGTGAAACCTTTACCGGCAGCAACAAGACAATGTTCACTGCCGGTGAGGCGCAGATCGATGCGCTGATCGACGGTTTCAAGTCGCAGGAAACCGAACTGAAAAAACAGGCAGAGCAGGCGAAAAAGCTGCTCACCGAGCAGTTCAAGGATAATGACGAGGCAAAAGAGCTTATCGACGACTACATGGACTACTATGTGGATTCCATCGAGAGCACGACCAAGACCGCAGAGAATTTCGCCAAGCAGACGCAGAATGCGCTTGATGAAATTGAGGATGCCTGGGACGAAGCGGCAAAGAAGCAGGAAAGCATGGTCAAACGCCTGTCGGATTACGGTGACCTGTTCCAAGAGAAGGACGGACGGTATCAGGTTGAGGATCTGAATAAACAGATCGATGCGCTCAACCGTTATGAAGAAGTCCTGACCCGTTTGCGGGACGAGCGCGGTATTTCGGATGATTTGCTCGACGAGATCGCTTCCATGAATATAGACGATGCCATCGGCTACGGCGAGAAACTGCTGGCGATGAGCGATGACAAGTTTGAGGATTATGTTACTGCGTGGGAAACCAAACAGCAGCGTGCACTGGAAATTGCTCAGAAATTCTATCAGTCCGAGTTTCAGGCGCTTAGCGAGGCTTACGGTGATACGCTTACGCAGGGCCTTGAGGAACTGAACAATATCGGCTATGGCAGTGGCAAGGAATTTGCACAGTACCTGATGGATGGCATGAAGTCGCAGGAGAGTGCGATCATGGCGCAGGCACGGCGCATCGCCAGCGAGGTCAGAGCGACCATTGATGCCGCGCTCAGCTTCAGCGGTTCTTCTTCTAAATCCTCGTCTAAGAAAAATGGCTCTCATGCCGCCGGTCTGGATTATGTGCCGTTTGACGGCTATATTGCCGAACTGCACAAGGGCGAGCGCGTGCTGACCGCATCGGAAACGCAGGCGTATATGGATGCGAACACACCGTCCGGCTTTACGCTGCCGCAGGCTCGGCAGCTTGCAGAACAGCAGACCGCTGCTCTTGTAAACGCTATCGGCACACTGACTGCCGGTGCAGCGGTGCCACAGCAGGACGGACCGGCAACCATCATCCTGCAGACAGGAGAGGGCATGGAGATCGCCCGCTGGCTGCTGCCGAGTATCCGAGCCGCTGCAAAACAATCTCCGGAAGTGGAGCGTGATTTCTGATGACACAATTAAGTATCAACGGCATTGACCTGCCGGAAACGAAAAACGGCAAGTACAAGTGTTATGAGCAGGAGCTGGGCGAGAGCATCCGCATGATCTCCGGTCGGCTTGTGACCGAGGTAAGATCAAGCGTGCGCGTGATCGAGTATTCCTATGACTACATGGGAAACGACCTCATGCGCCGCCTGCTGACGGCGCTGCGTTCGCGCAGCGACCTCTCGGTGCAGTTCCTCGATCCGCTTTCGGACAGCATGCAGAGCGCCTCGTTTCGCTGCACCAAGCAGCCTACACCGCAGTTTGCGTTTTCACGGGACGGTGTAGGACTGTGGAATAACATAGCATTTACACTGGAAGAAGTGGAGGGAAGCTGATGCAGCAGGTAAGTAATGCGTATGCGCAGGCCATCACAGCCGGTTATCGGCGTATACTGCCGCGTGCGCTCATCGACATCACCGACCCTGATCTGGTTTATGATCCGGTTACAAGTTCGGGACAGTCGTGGGTATCTGTATCGCAAGAGCTGTGCAACAAGGTGTTCGACACGCCCACGCTGTACGCCAGTCTGGAAAGCGAACGCTGGACGCTGGATGGCTCTCGTGCGCTGCATCCGGGTATGCCGAATATCACAGGTGAAAATGGCTTTGTCGGTGCCGTGCTTAGTCAGGACGACAAGACTTTCGCCGTGAGACCGTGGGTGCAGCTGAATGTGCATAACCTCGGCATCATGCAGGCGTGCTCGGTATATTTTTCGCAAAACGAATGTGACGGCCTCGGTACGGACTTTACGCTTGAGGTCATGAGCGGCGATACCGTCGGTTATCGGGAAACGGTTACCGGTAATACAGATGCCAGCGTTTACTTCGAGGGCTTTACCGTGCATGATGTTACCGCGATTCGCGTGACCTTTGCAAAATGGAGCCTGCCGCACCGGTTTGTCCGTATGGTTGAGATCGTACCGGGCATATATGAAAGCTGGGATGCGGATACGTTGTACTCTATCGACGTTATGCAGGAGATTGCCTTTAACTGCATGAAAACGCCCTACGGCACTTGCAGCTTGCAGGTCCACAACAAGAAGAAGCGCTTCAATCCGTACAACCGTTCTGGTCTGTTTCAGTCCATCGAGGAACGGCAGGGAATCCAGGTGTCCATGGGTGTGGAAACTGCGAGCGGCGCGGAGTATCTGCCGTTGGGCGTGTATTATCAGCAGTCCGGAGGCTGGGAAACCGACGCTTACGGTCTGACGATCGAGTTCAAGCTGGTAGATATTATCGGTCTGTTGGCTGACCGTGACTATAATGTTCCGACAACGCTGCCGACAACACTGTCTGGTTGGATTGCGTCGATGGTGGCGCTGCTCGGCGAGAATTTCACAAACTGTTGGGCTGTGGATGAGCCGCTTGGACAGATCGCGCTCACGGTGAACAGCGCAGATGAACTGAAAGACATGAACTGCGGCAGCTTGCTGCGGTATTTGTGCATGGCGGCGCAGGCCGCATTCCGCGCCGATGCAGTGACCGGTAAACTGCGAGTGTTCCTGCCCGAGGGAACGGACGGTGTGACAATCGGTGCAGATAACATGAACAGCTATCCGAAAAACCAGCCGGAGGACAGCATTGCACAGATCAAGTTCCGATTGGCTGATGAAGACAATACCGAGTATACCGTAAATGGCACACTGGCTGCTGCGGATAAGTCGCTCTCAATCAGCAATCCGTTCATTCACACCACGGCGCAGGCTGATGCTGCTGCGCAGTATATTCTCTCGTGGTACGGCCGCACGCAGTTCACTGTGTATGGCCGCGGCGATATGCGCTGTGAACTGGGCGACGTTGACAGCGTGTGGACGGGCTTTGATGAAAATGCTTCCGGACGGCGCTTCAAGCAGCAGTTCAAGATTGAGAACGGCGTAATGAAGAATGTACCATCCTACTTGCTGGAGGTGACGGACAATGCCGGATAAACTGATCTATGATCGAACCGCTGCGGATGTTGCCCGCGTAAATGAGCTGATGCGCAAGGTGCGTGCAGGTTCAGCGACTGACGCAGAACGCGCCGAATGGCTCGGCGGCGGGATGAAAGGTGCGTGGAATGCCTCTGACCTGAACCGGATCAATGACTGGCTTGCCTATCTAACGGATTTTCTGGAAGCACAGGGTTATTCAGCAGCCGTTTTTCTGCGGCACACTCCGTGGACAAAAGCTGATTTCCCAACGCGGAACGATATTGACCGAATCCGCCGCAATGTAGAGGCGCTGCAAAATTGTTTCTTCGCTCTGCCGGACTGGCGCGAAATTGTGTACAACGGTACGATGAATTTTGACCAGGCGAATGTGTTGGAGTGGGATCTCGGGCGTATCGAAATCTGGCTGCAGGAACTTGTGAAAGCAGCGAGTATCCGACAGGCCAATACTTTGTTTATGCAGGCAGGAGGTGTGTTTAATGCGTGATAGATTACCAGAACTGGGTAAGGCAAATCGTATCAGAATTACGATGGACGATGGGCAGGTCATCGAGGGCGTGCTCTCTTATGCAGATAATGCCAGTCAGGATGGCAGTGTTTATAGTAAGGGAAATGTACTGCCGGATGCAGTGTGTGTTGCGCTTGGTCTGAATACGGATACAGCGGAACCGAAAGATGCTTTTGAAATGCTTGCCGCACTCGCTGTAAGCGGCGGCGGCTCCGGTGACGTTGGCGAGCTGGAGGACACCGCCTTTGAGGTCGGTGTTATCACGAACAGCGGTGCTGGCTGGAACAGCTTTAAGTTCCGCGAGCCATTTGAGGACACGCCAAACGTCGTGTGCCAAGCCGAAGCCTTTGACGGTATCGTGCAGGTGCAGAACGTCACAAAGGACGGTTTTCAATACTGTCTGCGGACGCAGGCAAGCGGAACGTACTACGTCGGCGCAAGCACGGGCACCACGCCGTCCCACTCGGCGGCAACGCTCGTAAGCGGCACGACAACGACGGCAACCGCCGTGAAAATCCACTATATCGCAGTCGAATTTGGAGGTGAGCGATAATGTTAGGCGTAAATCAGCTTGACTTTATCAACTACGCAAACGCCCTCAAGGGCAACTATAGAAAGGGCGTTCACAAGATGGAAGCAATCATGGCAAGCCCGACACACGCAAAGGAGTTTGCGAGCAATCTGGGCGGCGTGTCGGTCGTGCTCAGCGTCCCGATCGGGAAGGAGGACCGCAATAGCGCGCAGCTGCTCGACCTGCTGCTGAACAGCGATGTCGCAGACGACGCGGTCTATACTTGGCTCGGGCAGTTCTATGAGTTCAGTTCGTGGGACGATCTGCTGGGCGATGAAAGCCGCTGCAACGAAATTATGAACGATCCGCTGAAAAGTCGCGCTGTGTCCGGCAGCGGTGTCGCGGTCGGTAAGATGGTTGCCACCATCGCCGGACTGTCCTGCTCGGCGTATGCGGATATGACCGCTGTTGCTGCTTCTTCTACCGCTATGACGGCGGTGGCAGCGTCTTCTACCGCTATGGCGGCGGTGATCAACAACAGCGTTGCACTCAACGCGGTGGTTACATCTTCTACCGCTATGGCGGCAATATTCCGGAGTGACGCTGCGTTGCAAGCGATTGCAAAGAGCGCTACGGCTCAGGCAGCTGTCAGCAACGCAAGCAGTTCTGTCATGGCGAAGACCGTGGCAATCCTTGCAAACCTCGATCCGAACAGCTACGCAGATATGACAGCTATTGCGTCGTCCTCTACCGCTATGACGGCGGTGGCAGCGTCTTCTACCGCTATGACGGCGGTGGCAGCGTATTCTAC